ATCGGTGCTTGGCTATATATCGTTCTTTGGTCCATTTACGAGCCCAGGTAGCAGAATCCTCGGCACCCTTATCAATGTTGTCAGTTGTATCTAGTTCCATCCCATGATCCAATCATCACGCACCTGATCCAGTCGAACCATGCCCCAATCTTCCAGCAATCCCACAGCCGCAAACTGTCCGTATTGTTTGCTGTAAGCATCATGTGGTTTTTGCTCTATTACTACAACAGGTTTGCAACGTCGAATAGTTTGTTCAGCACCTTGCAGTATGCGATACTCGTAGCCTTCGCAGTCAATTTTGATATAACTTATGTCGTGAAAGTTCAAGTTGTCAAGGCGAACAACTTGTACATCACCAGTGCCCATAGAAGCAGGGTCAAGATGGCTGTGTCCAGAGTTGTCTTCGGTAATGATCATTGTGCCCTGGGTATCCTGATCGCCTAGTGCAATAGGGCGCACTTCAAAGTTATCTCCTGCGACATTGCGTTCCAAACATTCTCTAAATATACCAACAGGTTCAAATGCTATCACACGGCCAAAACTTTTCACAAGATCACGCGACCATAATCCCACGTTGGCACCAATGTCTAATGCTACATCTCGTTTTTTACATAACTCAATACTGCGACGTCGTACGGCAATTTGATATTCAGGTGGCAAGCCTTTGTCTACACTTTTCTTTATCATCCTTGGCAAGTGTGTTTCGAAGTCGGGAAATTGCCATCCATAATGTTCACGCATTTTGAGTCTCCTTGAGTATTGCGGCAGCGGTGCCATCGGCCAATTCTGTAGTATGGAATTGTCCATACGCCAAGTGGCAAGCCCACTTATGTACCTGGTCACTGTCTGGGAACCAAGGTGTTTCTATATCTTGTAAATTTAAATTGCTAACAGGTCTAGCGGCATTGACAGGTGCTGTAACAAATACCGGCACACCGGCTAATACTGCTTCTGTAGCGGCTGTGCTATTGAATGTAACTATGGCATGCACATCATTTAACCACTCTTCGGGTCGTTGTGTTTTGCGATCCTGTCTTGATGCAGGACGTTCTCTCATGCGTATGGGACGGTCAGTATATTGTTTGATAGTATCGACTGTGGTTTTTAGCCATTCGTCTAGGGTAATCCCGTAAAATGTACAAGGCTTTTCATCTGGTGCAACTATTAATATGTCTCTGCAGTGATTTTGTCGGGGCCTAATCCGTATGTTTAGTCGCTGTAGTCTATCTGCTGGTCTATCTGCCACTGCACCGTGTTGCAAATCATTAGGCACAATCCTATGCCAAAACTTCCAACCATTGGGATTGGCCATGCTGGGTCTGTTGCCCAAGTATCCAGAATCCATGTAGTAAAACTGTCTTTGGTCCTCCCAGCAACGTTTAATAATCTTGTGCTTCATGATACCACGTAACACAAGCGGAGCATCACTGTCTTCGTACTGCCATGTTTCCAGACAAGTAGGCACGGTTTGTGATCCGGCCGCAAACATTTCAATGTATTCGTCGGCGTTGTTTTTGTTTAAGAATATCCAAGTCATTGCCAGTACGCTTCTGTACGTGAAACTTTTAAGTCTGCTCGTTTGCTACGACCCTGATCTTTCCTGGCACCTTTGAGATGGTCTAGGTAAGCACCCCATTCCGAGTTGATCAAGGGATGGCCCTCTCCTGTGATCAAATGACTGGACCAGTCTAGTTCGTTTAATGCACATTGTTTTCTCACAGCGTCAAACACAAACGAGTCGTGCCATTCTGCCAAGGTGAATATTCCGTGTTCAGCATCATCATAATAACGCTGAAACATTTGTAGGAAAGTTTTCACAGCCGGCCGGCCGAGATTCATAGCATACAATCCACATTCAGTGTATTTGTGCCTACGACCCAAAAAGCACAGGTCTCGATCTGGGGGACACAATCGATCTAGGTCTGCTACAGTAATGGTGCTGTGACACACAGTATCCGCATCCATCCACAACAGCCAATCAGTTGCAATAGATCTAGCACAATGGAATATTGAATATACTTTGTGAGCAAAACGCACAGCGTCCCATTTAAATCCCTTTCCAGCATCTTTTCTTTTGTTACGAACGGGGTCGGCACTGACATCTCCATTGGCTTGTGGTACATCTGCCCAAGCAGTTTTAAATGTAGTCAATGCATCTGCTATACCAATATCATACACCACAAGATTAGGTGCTGTTTCGGTAACCGCACAATCTTCTGCATATACTACTAGCGTGACTTCACCTGGCCAGTTCTGCAGAAAGGTTTGTATCATACGTTGGCCATATTGTTTGTAGCCCGACTCATTAAAGGTGGTAATTACTGTGTACTTCATTAAAAATACTTATGATCAAAAACATAGCCTATTATCCTTTGCAATGTGCAAAAAATGCACAGCCTGTCATGAGTGCAGTACTAGATTGTTTACAGGCTCGGGGAATCCAAACACAAGAGAATTCAATGACATCGGATGCGGCTATTATTTGGTCAGTGTTATGGGCGGGCAAAATGGCTGCCAATCAAGCAGTGTATGAACACTATAGATCACAGGGCCGGCCAGTTATCATAATCGAAATTGGTGCATTGTATCGCGGCAACACTTGGAAGATTGCTGTGAACAACATCAATGCCCAAGGCTATTATGGACACTTAGATAATTTAGACTGGGACAGGCCTCAAAAACTAAAAATAAGTTTGGCCACGCAATTTAACCCTCGACCCAACGTCGTTGTGGCCCTACAACATGATCGCAGTTTACAAGTAACTGGATTGAACATGTCAGAATGGTTACATACTACCTTGGAAATACTTAAAAATAACACCGATCGTCCCGTTACTGTACGCCCACACCCGCGCTGTCGCCTGGCACTAAACAACTTGCCCCCAGGAGTCTCTGTAGAAATACCAAATAAATTGCCCAACACTTATGACAGTTATGATATGCATTATGATTGTCATGCCATGGTAAACTATAATTCAGGGCCTGGCATACAAGCGGCTATAGCGGGAGTGCATCCTATAGTAGATCCAACCAGTTTAGCCCATCCTGTGGGAGTTGGATTTGCTGATATTGAGCAACCCTATGCAAAAGATCGTGAAACATGGCTGACTCAAATCTGCCATACAGAGTACACATTAGATGAACTGCGCCGGGGTTTATGGCTAGATCGTGTGAGACCTGCGTTGGAGCATAAATAACAGCAAGGGATTAAACTATGGCAATCAACAGAAATCTACAATTTTACGGCTTTGCATACGGTGACACACCAGTCACATTAGATGTCAAAGTAAATGGACAACAGGTATTTTTAAATACAGTCAGCACCATTCCCGGTCCAGTACCACCCAGTGGCGATGTTGTCTGTGACCAAGTATTATTTGAAGTTGATAATACTAGTTTGTTCCCAACAACATTTAGTGGCTATTATACACATTCTATTGAAGTCACTGGCGGTTCGGGTATTTTGATAAATCAGATACTGTCTAACTACATGTCAAATCGTGTTGGTAACACTCTTATACCTGGCAATGCCACTGGTTTTGTCACAGCATACAACGGAAATCCTGTTAATTCAGAAAGTACCATTGATGCTCGTAGCAGTGTTCAGATCAATGGAGTAATACAAGTGCCACCATTGGAGGCAAGTAAGGGTGCCTGGACGTGGCAGGTTGATTCTGGCAGTAACCTTTCTTGCAATTTAAATATTGGTCTAGGAAACGTGGCGGCTTAATGCATCAGTGATTTCAAAACTAGATATATAATGCCATGAATACCTGGCTTGATCATTATCGACGTATCTACTATCCTTTGTTAAACATTCAATTTGATGGAGTACGGGGTGTTCTTACTGATGGTTTTTACAATCGAGCCGTGGGATTTGATATTATTTTTCGATTACTATTGAGTCAAAAACAAACCAATTTCAACATTATTGAAACAGGTACACTGAGAACACCGGGCAACTGGATGGACGGACAAAGTGCCAGACTATTCACAGAGTTTGTGGATCTTTATGGTGGACGAATGCGTAGTGTAGATATAGATAATGTGGCTTGTGAAGCCGCACGTAACAGTATTGCCAGTACAAACTTTTCAGTCACCCACAGTGACAGCGTCGAATGGCTTGAGTCGCAGACTGATTTAGATCAAGTGGACTTGTTCTATCTAGACAGTTATGATGTAGATTGGAATAATGACACTGCAAGTGCTGATCATCACTTAAAAGAATTCAAAATTATCCAGCCATTTATTCGTCCGGGCACAATTGTGGCAATAGATGATAACTCACGCTGGGTCAACAACAATCGCCGCACCGGAAAAGGTCGCAGAATTGTTGAGTATCTCGAGGACCAAGGCCATTTGCCAATATTAGACGAATATCAAATCATTTTTCAATTCTAATGTCAAAAAAGAATCCTGGACGCATTGACTGTGCCTGCGTTATACACGGATCGGGCTATGACTGGCAATATGTAGAAAGACTGTATAATATGCTGTGTCGAAACCTGGACGCAGAAGTGCGCTTGCACGTATACACCGAACATGATAGATCAGTTCCACCACACATGATCAAACACATACTTGAAGATTGGGGCATTTCAGGTCCCAAACGATCATGGTGGTACAAGATGCAGTTGTTTAATCCTGCTCATTTTTCGGGCAACTTGTTGTACTTTGATCTGGATGTAGTGATTGCAAATCAACTTGACTGGGTAGGTGAACTCAGCACCGACTATCTTTGGACCATTAGAGATTTTAGATATCTACAACGCAGAGACACGGTTACAATGAACTCTAGCATGATGTGGTTTAATGTCAGCAAGTTCTCTTGGATATGGGACAAGTTCTCACAAGAAGATTTTAAAACCATAATCAAAAGTTATCCTGGAGATCAGGATTACCTGGGCGCGGTGCTGAATGTCAACCAAAGACGTTTTGCAGACGACTTTCGTTTTGAAAGTTTTCGTTGGCAATGCCTAGATGGCGGATATGATTTTGCTCGACGCCGACACCTTAGACCCAACAGCGGTGTTAAAATACAGCCCGATACCTCAGTGGTTGTGTTCCACGGCAACCCCAAACCTGCCCAAGTGCATGACCCTGTAATACAACAATTGTGGCAGTAAAAAAGTAGTACTTTTGTAGTACTTGACCACGAATTCCCTTTTTGCTACAATAGTGGCATACAAAGCAAAAAGGAGTCCTACATGGGATACCGCATTATCGCAGACAAGTTTGAAACAGACATGATGCGCCAAAAGTATGGCCCACGTGCCGGGCTTGAAGGCCCATTCAAATACGCATCAGGACGGGTGTTATATTACGATCCCCGAGAAGGTCGCTATTATGACCCTACTACAGACTTCTATCTCAGCCATGAGGAAATGGATGCCGAACACGGTATTCTTGTCAAGCGTTTGGTTGATTTCCAAAAGTAATACTTTTGCTGTAATTGACAAATAATTGCCCTTTTGCTATAATATACACATAAAGAAACAAAGGAATATATGAATCTAAAACTCAAAGCCGCATTACAGACAGCAGGAATCCTTGCTGTGATTTGTACCGTATCAGTTGGTGTACAACTTTTGTTAACAGGTTTAACCGCAGATGACATCTCTAATATACTGTCAGTAGGAAGTATTACACTTTTGGTATATTGCATGTACCAACTGGTGCTGAGCCGCTTGGAATACAGCCAAAAAGTTGATGAAATCGCTAAAAAGTAATACTTTTTGTGTACTTGACCAATAAATCAACATTTGCTATAATATACACATAGACAGTAAGATAAACCCGCACACAAAAGGAGCCAACCATGAGTGCAATTTGCGTAAAGAACGGTACATACCGTAACAAACCCGTCCGTAACCAAGAATTTGTTCTTGTTAGCGGTTTCCAAACTGGTGCCAAAGGTAACTATGTTACAGTGAAAAATAATGGCACCTTCCCAAACTGCCCTGATACAATCCGTATTAGTGTAGACAACATTTCTGACATAGAGTATACTAACGGTATGACAAAAGACAATACAGTACATTTCGAAAAATCAGTTCTTGTTACAGAAACAGACGAGGATGCAATGAACCGTATCCGCGAGCGTTTTGACATCTTGACAGAGATGACCAAGGCCACTGTGAGCGGTGACATCCGTGCAATGATTGTTAGCGGCCCTCCAGGTGTTGGCAAATCCTTTGGCGTTGAAACTGAAATTGAAAAGGCTTGTTTGTTTGACAAACTGGCAGGCAAACGCCTCCGTGCTGAGGTTGTTAAAGGCAGTGCTACCCCAATTGGTCTGTTCCAGACACTTTACAAATACTCCGATGAGAATTGCGTCATTGTGTTTGACGACTGTGATAGCATTTTGCTAGATGACGTGGCTCTTAACTTGTTGAAGGGTGCTCTTGACTCAGGCAAGAAGCGTACTATTTCATGGTTGAGTGAGAGCAGTGCCTTACGCCGTGAAGGTATCCCAGATCGTTTCGAGTTCAAAGGTTCAGTGATCTTTATTACCAACTTGAAGTTTGATCAGATGAAGTCGCAGAAATTGCGTGACCACTTGGACGCACTCCAATCACGCTGTCACTATCTGGACTTGACTCTCGACTCACAGCGCGACAAGTTGTTGCGTATCAAACAGATTGCCAAAGACGGTGTGCTGTTCCAGGACTACGAGTTTGATGAGGCTGTGCAAGACGACATCATTGACTTTATGTTGGTGAACAAGGACCGTTTGCGTGAATTGAGTTTGCGCATGGCTCTCAAGATTGCAGACTTGCGCAAGATGTCAGTGTTAAACTGGAAACGTTTGGCAGAGACAACTTGTATGAAGAGTGCCTAACATGGCCTGGATTGCCGTACTAATGTTGCTAATGTTAGGACACCTTTGGTGGGCACTACTCTTATCGTTTATTATTTTGATGTTTGGAGATTGATATGTACGAAATTTATGATGGTGACTTGTTGTTGTTCACAACCAATGATCGGGAAGAAGCAGACTACTACAAAATCGAAGGATATATCGTACGTAAGGTTAGTGTATAACCATGAAAATTGGACTTAGTTATAGCCGTTGTGTTCGAGACATTGTGGACGGCACTGTGGACATGCATGATGTGCTGGTTGTTATTGCCCGCACTGATTTTGATCCACATGATGACGAACAATGGTCCAGTATATGGCAAGGGTATCATGACAGTTACGGATTGAGTAATCCAGAATGGCGCAACTATCCTCCAGAAGACGAGGACCGTTTTCGTAGTGTGAGCATTGAACTTTGGGAAACTGGCAAACTGCATCAGCCACGCAAGTTTGGCACTCACCCCAGACGCTTGCCTTACATCTGGTTAGAGACTGTGTTGGCAAACGAGGATATAGAAAAATCACCATCTCTTAAAGATGCCTGGAATCAATTTCAAATGTTAGCGGGACTGACTTCGACAAAATTAGATCCGCATCTCGGTTAATCCTTTTCCCGGGCATTGGTTGGCTCCGGCCCGGGTTTTATAACAGGTACCCTTAAAAAAGGTACCTGTTTTTTTGACTTCTTCCAACAATAAGTATATACTAACACAATGAAAAGATGCACTATACAAATTAAAGACGAAGTCAATCTTAAACTAGAAGGTTTAGATTTAGACGTTCGCAAGGCCTTGGTTAATGCTTTTAAATATGATGTACCATATGCTAGATATCTTCCAGCGGTAAGACTGGGACGTTGGGACGGCAAGGTTAGTTACTTTCAACTAGGTGGCAGTACATACACAAACTTATTGCCCGAAGTCATTCCCATATTGGAAAAGTTTGATTATGATATTGAACTAGATGACCAAAGAGAGTACTCAACTACATTTGCATTTGACCAGGTGCGTGAAGATTCATTTGCACATATCAAGTGGCCTAAAGGACACCCTGCTGTTGGTCAACCTATTGTCATGAGAGACTATCAAGTTGATATTGTCAATAACTTCCTGGCCAATCCGCAATGCTTGCAAGAAGTGGCCACAGGTGCAGGCAAGACTATTATGACAGCGGCCTTATCCAATGCAGTGGCACCATATGGACGCTCAATTGTGATTGTGCCCAACAAGAGTCTAGTAACACAAACAGAAAAAGACTACATCAATATGGAACAAGATGTTGGTGTGTTCTTTGGTGATAGAAAAGAATATGGACGCCAGCACACTATTTGCACCTGGCAAAGTTTGAATGTGCTGTTAAAGAACACCAAGTCGGGTACAGGTGAAGTAACCATTGGTGAGTTCTTGGAAGGTGTGGTATGCGTTATTGTAGACGAAGTACACATGGCCAAGGCAGATGCACTAAAAACTCTGTTAACAGGTGTAATGGCTAGAGTGCCAATTCGCTGGGGTTTGACCGGAACTATTCCCAAAGAGAAGTTTGAAAGCCAAGCCCTGTTGGTCAGCCTTGGTCCTGTTATTGGTCGCTTGAGTGCCAACGAACTGCAACAGCAAGGTGTGTTGGCCAATTGTCATGTGAACATTGTGCAGTTGGTTGATCACGTGGAGTACAAAGAATATCAAAGTGAACTTAAATACTTGCTTGAAGAGTCGGGCCGATTGGACACAATGGCAGAACTCATACGCAAGGTAAACGAAACAGGCAACACTCTAGTGCTGGTGGATCGGGTAGCCGCAGGGCATGCCTTGGTAGAGCGGTTGGGTGATCGTGCTGTGTTTGTATCCGGAGCGACCAAAGCAAAGGACCGTCAAGATGAATACGACGAAGTTGCAGACAGCACAGACAAAATTATTGTGGCCACTTATGGTGTGGCGGCAGTTGGAATTAACATTCCGAGAATTTTTAATCTGGTTCTCATTGAGCCTGGCAAATCTTTTGTTAGGGTTATCCAGTCAATTGGTAGAGGCATCCGAAAAGCAGAGGATAAAGATCATGTTCAGATTTGGGACATTACCAGTACCTGCAAGTTCGCCAAACGACACCTGACCAAACGCAAACAGTTCTACAAAGAAGCCAACTACCCATTCTCAGCGGAAAAACTGGAATGGATGAAGATAGCATAATGGGCAAAGTATATCAAAGTATAACTAACTATTTGCCTGAAAAACCTACAGGTGTGTTTGTAGAAATCGGAAGTGAGCGCGGCGAAGGCAGCACAATAGCATTAAACGACTTGGCTAGACAATTCAAGACCAAATTAATTAGTGTGGATATCAAACCTGATGCACAACAACGTTATGTCCATCAATTGTTACACACAGAGTTTGTGGTAGAATCTGGTAGCATCTGGGCCAAAGAGTTTGCTGGTACTCACTGTGATATTTCTGTATTATATCTAGACAATTTTGATTATATTTGGAATGTCAATGATGTAACTGCCGAAATTCAAATACAAATGCAAGAATATGCTGGTCAAGGCATTGCAATGAATAATCAAAATTGCCAAGCGGAGCACATGCGCCAGATTGTTGCTCTTAGTCCTTGTTTGGCACCTGATGCAGTTGTGGTGTTTGATGACACCTATTGCTATAATGATTGTTGGATTGGTAAATGTGGTCCTGCTGTGGTATACATGCAGGCTTATGGATGGAGTGTGGTACATCAAACATTAGATTGTGGAGTCATTATGAAAAGACTTGACAAATCTTCTTAATATCTATATACTATTACTATGAGAATACTAACACTAGACAACACTTACTACGATCTAAATCAACTGCCCGAAGAAGTTGATGACATGCGTTTTGCCATACTTGATAACTCAAATCCAGCAGACCCAGACTATCATTTTATTCCACTGATATTTTTAGAATCGTTTAATGCGCCTGCCTTGGTGTTGCGCATAGGAACACAAACAATCAAAATGCCCATGGACTGGCAGATACTGATCGGAGAACCAGACATTGGCGACCTAGAGGTGTTACCATTGACATCAATCAATGACCGTGGCTTTAGAGTATTCCAATTCAATCCATTAAGCAGTTACAGACCCAGTTTTCCAGATATTGAAATACTAGACGTGTATCATGAAGTCAACTGGTACGCACCCAAACTCAAGAACGGTCAGATGTTGGCTGTGCCACTAAACGACGAACCCGAACCCGACTGTGTGTACTTCGTTAAAGATGTTAGTCGTAATTGTGAGATTGTAGACTACAACAAGGCTTGGTGATGCCCTATACGGAACCTGAAATATTTGAAATTGTTAATAGACTGGCACGAGTTTATTTAGAAAGTTATCCCAACGACCGTGAAGGCCTCGAACGTTTTCTGCGTTGGGCGCATATACAATATGGATACAAGTATGGGACAACTTAAACCAGGCGCCACGTACATTTACGAACGTGCTAATGGTGTTGTTTATGCCCGTGAATTTGGTGCTGATCCCGGTGACCGATTTGAGATAGGATACGAATACGATCCCGTCACAGGACAAAAGATACCACACCAATGGGATTCAAGAACCAGTGATGGCAGACCGCTACACAACCATATGATGGAAGACCAACTGTGGGGACAAATACGCAGAGCCGCAAAGACCAATCCTACTTTACAAGATGCCTTGGATCATGCTATAATGATCTATCGACTGACCAAAACCAATGAGTGATAAACTAAACATTGCCAACGAGATGCGTATGTTTGACCGCAAGGTTAGAACATTCTACGACGATTTGACAGCCGAAGAGCGAAAGAAGTTTAGTAACTATCTCATGATACGTTGGGGATCAGCGGTTGAAGGTTCAAGAGAACTACAGGAGTTCTATGTTATCAGTTGCAATGAACGATTGAACAAACACTTCTTTAACGTGAGCCGGCATCCTAAACTGCAATGGCTTATGGCCACAAGTGTAAGTCCCAACATGGGCACACCAAGACATCCGTGGATTGCCCCCCGGAAGAAAGAAGCAGGACTGAGTGCCAAACGCAAGGCCCTAATGGCCATGTACCCCACCTACAAAGATGACGAGATAGATGTCATGTGCCAAATAACAACCCAAAAAGAAATAGACGCATACAACCGTGCCGCAGGTAACGACAAGAAATGACATTCACGTGTGAGTATTGCAAGAAAATATTCATGAAAGAATCATCCATGCTGGTGCATTCTTGTGAGCCCAAGCGCAGAAGACTGGCCAGAGACGAAGCAGGTGTACGCATGGGTTTCCAGGCCTACATCCGGTTCTACGAAACCATGCAAGGTAGTGCCAAGAACAAAACACACGATGACTTTTGTGACTCACCTTATTACAGAGCATTTGTTAAGTTTGGAAACTATTGTGTAAACACCAATGTAATTGCGCCAGCAAGATTTATGACTTGGTTGCTCAAAGCACAAAAGAAGATCGACCACTGGTGCAGTGACAATGTGTACACAGAGTATCTTGTGGAATACTTGCGGGTAGAAGCGGTAGATGATGCCTTGGCTCGAGCAATAGAACATAGTATGCGTTGGGCAGAAGAAACAGGCAACCCCGCACACGATTGGATGCGTTATGGCAACACCAATAGTCTATGTTATGCGGTCACAGCAGGACGTATCTCACCTTGGATAATCTACAACAGTGAATCGGGACAAAAGTTCCTGAGTGAACTCACAACAGAACAAGTGGCCATGGTCTGGCCCTACATCGATTCAGACGCCTGGCAAAAGAAGTTCTCAAACTACCCAGCAGACCAAGAGTACGTGAAAGATATCTTGAACAAGGCAGGATGGTAACATGATCAAGAACATAACACCCGGAAGTGGTATAACTATCAACAACAACCACAGTACCTGGCCTAGTTTTTACAACACAGTTTCTAGCACAGGTAATAGTTTGGTAGGGCAACTTCGCTACAATGGCAGCAGTCAAAACCTAGAAGTGTATGACGGCAATACCTGGCTAACAATGACTAGCGGATATCCCACAATTGATCTTGCACCACATGTGCAGGCAGTTGTGACCTGGGCACAGACTAAGATGGCCGAAGAATCACGCCTAAGAGAATTGGCCGCCAAGCATCCAGCAGTGGCAGATGCATTAGAAGCAGTCGCAAAAGCCGAAGAACAAGTTCGCATTATGGCCGCATTAGTGGATACCAAATGAGCGCAGACATTGACATTGACTTTGCTGACAGAGAAACTGTGTTGAGGTTAATTCAACACACACCAGCACGACAAAGCAATGGGCGAAAGCACAACTCAGGTATCTATGTAACAGACATTCCTGTGGATCCTATTGCGGGCTGTGCGTCACTAGATTCAGAAACTGCTGAATCTCGTGGATACTTTAAACTGGACTTCTTGAACATGAGTGTGTATCAGTTGATACAGGATCCTACACACTATGAAGCCATGCTCACAGCCACTCCACCTTGGGAACGACTGTGGCAAGATGGACCTTGGGCCTCTCAACTGGTACACGTAGGCAACTACACAGATTTGCTCAAGGTAATGAAACCAGACTCGATACCCAGGATGGCTGCCTTTATATCTGTTATTCGTCCAGGCAAGTCACATCTACAAACTCGACCCTGGACCGAAGTGTTTGCATCAGTATGGGATGGTGACAGCAGTCAAGGATACACATTCAAAAAGGCTCATGCAATCAGTTATGCGGCCTTGGTGGCCTTACACATGAATTTGTTGAACTCTAGGCAGTAAAATTTCTTTTGCAAAACGTTGATGCATTTCGTCTCTAGGATGAGCATCACCATTTGATCGATCATCCCACGCAAATTCTCCAATGCAGTCCTTGCGGTCATTCAGAAACAACCAATTGGAAAAATCAAAGTTTTTAAATATCAGTTGTTCCTTACACAACCAACCTAGATTGTATTCGCCTACAGATATATCAGGGTATTGTTTGGTAGTGTCCCAGTAGTTAATAAAACTAGTAAACAAGAACCTGTAGCCACGTTGTTTGAGATACGATTCTAATAGAATAAAATACCTTAAACTTTGCATGCCAAGATCCACAGGGTCAGTAATTTTGTAAAGATGTTCAAATACATTTCGACTGATGTTGTAGTTTTTCCAACTGCCTGCCATACCACCACTGTTAATCCAATGACCGGTACCATCAGTTTTACAACAAGAGTACTCACTGAATTTAATATGGTTATACCAATCCTGGCTCATGGGCATATCAATTCGAGCAGGGCCAGACCACATAACAATTACTAGAGTTTCGTCTGGATCAAGACTATTTGCTTCAAGATAGTTAATTGTGCTGTGACAAATATAGTCATTGCCTGCACCTGAACTAGCCAAGTTCACATGATGATCTACTGCAAGATCCTGTGCCAGATATGTTGCCCAGGTATTTGTTACACTGTCGGGATTTTTAATATATTCAGTGAACGAGCATCCGTTGGCAATGAAATTTTTGATCAATCCATTCTCCGCACCAGGGTAATTGATTTTCGTTTGCTTTTCTTGCGTACTATGTCCAGCAAACTGCAAGCAGGACCGTGCAAGATTTCTAGATCTTTGTTGACAAAAGTACGCAGTGTGTAGCGGAACTGTTCCCAGTCTTTGCGCAGGAATATGTTGATAGGGATTGATCTATTGCTTTCCCACCACCAGGTTGACGCCAATTCCAGGAACAATACCTTGGATTCTTGGTCCAAGATGCTGCCAAAGTCGTAGATGGTTGTAACGATATCGTCCCTGTTTTGTACCACACCCACATATTCTGCATTGGCATACACGCACAATGTTATGAAGGGATATTTTTCTGTCAATTTTTCAAAGATATTGTTACCCATAAATACTTGCTGAGGATCCTATGTATTCAACCACCGTTTACTTATACCAACAACTCGTCCGGGTAC